CACTAGGCCGGGTAGGCCTGTCGCTGATCTTGGAGTTTTCCTATGGGAACTTCGAGATCTCCCTCAGGTACCCGGGCGATCGTACTTTCGCACGATCCCCAAAGGGACCCCTTTCGGGTCCTACCTCTCAGTCTTGCGAGACCAAGCTTGGCGGTTCGCCTCACTCAGCTCCTCTGCCTGGAAGGTCGCGAAAGCGGCCCGATGGCTCGGGCATTCCGCTGGGTCCGAGTTCCTGAACCTCCGGTTTGGCTGGCAGCCGTTCCTCGGTGATCTCCGCAAGCTCTACGAGCTACAGCGGAGCATTGATCGCCGACTTGCCACACTTGTCCGTAATAACGGACGGTGGAGGCGCCGAACGGCTACCTTGGCTGACGAGTCGACGTTGCAGTACGACGTGTTTGACGTCCCCTATCTTTATTGGGGCGTCCTCGGGGGCGGACCAGATCATTATCTGCGTACGGCCCACACATTTCGTCAGGTTACGACTCGGACGACGACCAAACGATGGTTCGTTGGGTCCTACCGGTACTGGGTTCCAGATATCGGCTCGTCTGAGTGGACCAGGCGCGCGGTCGCTCACCTTTACGGGGTCACTCCGACCCCGAAGTTGATCTGGCAAGCGATGCCTTGGTCCTGGCTTGCTGACTGGTTCTCGAACATGGGGGACATAGTGTCCAACCTATCCGTGAACTCGGTCGGCTACCCCGTTCTTCGCTGGAGTTACCTTATGGAAACTCGAACGACGACGGTGACCGCGGTCGCACATTGCGATCACCAGGGATACGGATCTCCCGGTGATGCCAATTATTGGCCCGAGGCCAAGGGACAACGTTTTGCTTCCGAGTACCGTGAGGTCCGGAAGCTGCGGGTTCCTGGTGGAAACCCATTCGGATTCGGGTTGCCTTCTTTTTCTTGGACTGGTCTTTCGACCGGCCAGAGGGCAACCCTCGCTGCGCTGGGAGTCTCCCGGCGATGATCCTATAAAGTACTCCGGAGGTCCAGTGTCTTTCTCAGACCCCCAGACCATCACGTATGCCGGAGCGTCTAAGACACTGCCCCGTTCAGGGCAGACGGCCAACGAGTCGGTTTACCGGCTCGCTGAGAGCGGCGGCGTTACTTATACGCTGCTGCTCGGCCATCAGTTTGCGGGATCCGGGGCCAAAGGCCGCGGACAACGCAACCGGATGGTCGCCCGCTTGACGCGGGAGGGACTGGTCTCGGATCCGCTGGCGACGGGACAGAACGTCCCGTCATCCATGTCGGCGACCTTGACCCTCGATTTCCCAATCCTGCTGACGGCTGCTGACGCTCAGAACCTGGCGAACGCGCTCACCGGCTTGATGACTTCAGCCAACGTGCTGAAGCTCGCGAACGGGGAGACGTAACCGGTGTTCCTCACCATCGCAGCGGAGATCGTTTGCGGTGTGTGCGGACGTCGCTTTCACATCCGCTGGGACTTCGATTTGGACCGGCCAGAGAATCTGGTCGCTCCCGGAGCCGGCGGAGGCACCGTGCAGCGCTGTCCAGGCTGCGAGGATGCCCGCGCCGTGTGTAAGGTCGCTTTGGCCCCTAATGATCAGAATGATCAGAACGGGGTCTACATCGGCCGAAACATTCTATGGCGTGTGGATCTTTCCTTTCTGCATGGGCAGGCCCGCTAGTGCGTAGCGACGACCCGGTGGTTAACCGCGCCAGGGCGCGGGTCGGCTTGGGGCGAAGAGAACCCCGGAACCCTTCTCCTCGTTACAAATGAGGTAGGGGTGAAAAGCCGTGAGTTGGACCTTTGCGAGAAGCTCCTGGGTGATCTAGGGGCTAGGTGTGGAGTCGCCACAGGGCGGGACGTGAAAACGCTCCGCCTTCGGTGCGAGCACGAGGGTGTGTCGTTTCTGACGCTCACTCTCCCGTCCTACTGTAGGGCGTTCGAAAGAGCGCTCGAAAGGGGACAACTGGCTCCTGGCAGCTTTCCGCATTTTAAGGCGGACGCTGCCGGAAGGCCCCGATTTCTCGGGGGCTTCCTGCGCCAGATTTTCGCGCCGACCGGGGAACTGCGTGGCAACGCACGGGTCGATTGCATACTTGCAGTGAGGCAGATTAGCCTCTTCTGCAAGAAGATCCTCCTTCCGTGTAACAGCGAGAGGGTGGGGTCTGCGATCCAGGCGTTCGTCCATTGTGATGAGGAAGCCGCGGATCTTCCCGAGTCCGAGCTGGCCCTTGCTTTTAGGACCACGGCGCGAGCCGTCGTCGAGAGCTTGGGACTTGATGCGCTGGGGGATGAAGATCCCCCTACCGCTAAGCACGGGCCTGGGGCCACGGTCGAGGGCCTACGAGGCAATGCCAAGTGGGACCATCGAGTCTGGACCGAGCGCCTCGAATGCGTGGGTTATACCTACGACTTGGCTAGGTGGGGAAAAAACGCGTTCCCCTTTGGGGATGGCGAACGCCCCGCTGAAGATCGGCCGACCTACCTCGAGCCCGGGGACGAGCCACCTGTTAAGGTGGTTACCGTTCCCAAGACGTTGTCGGCACCGCGGGTTATCGCAATCGAGCCCACGCATATGCAATATGCGCAGCAGGGCTTGAAAGCGGTGTTGGTGAGGGCTCTTGAAGACGGGTATTTTACCCGTGGTCACGTGAATTTCACGGACCAGAGCATTAACCAGCGCCTTGCCCTCGAGGCATCGAAAAGCGGGGCTTACGCCACGCTTGACATGTCCGAGGCGAGCGACCGAGTGTCACATGCGCACTTCTGGGCGGCGTTTGCTGCGGCTCCGCGCTTTCGCGCGTGGGCCGACGCCGCTCGAAGTTCTCGCGCGAGGCTCCCGTCAGGTGAGATCCTCTCCCTGCGGAAGTTTGCGTCCATGGGCTCAGCGCTGACCTTTCCGATCGAGGCCACAATCTTTTATCTAATCATCGTGGCTTCCCGGTTGGTTCGGTCAGGCAGTACCTGGGGTCCGTCTTCGATCCTTGAAATGGGACGAGACGTGTACGTCTACGGGGATGACTTGATTGTCCCCGCGACGGAGGCTCCAGCGATCTGTGATGATCTAGAGGCCTTTGGTCTCAAGGTTAACCGCCACAAGTCTTTCTGGACTGGTCAGTTCAGGGAGTCATGTGGCGTGGACGCATTCGGTGGCAGGCCGGTTACTCCGGTTTACCTGCGCCGAGCGTGTCCTACAGATCGGGGTGACGTTTCCGGGTTGATCTCTTCCATCGCGACTGCAAACCAGCTTTGGCTCGCTGGTTATGAGTCTGCGGCACGCCTGCTAAGGAAGCAGGTCGAAGGACTGACTGGCCCTTTGCCAGCGGTCGTGGAAGAGTCCCCTTGCATGGGGTGGGCGGGAGACAGCGACTTTCTGCCCCCCAGACGGGTTAACCGGCGCCTCCAGCGTGTTGAATACCGCTGTTGGTCTGCCGCGTCCGTACGGCGATCGGACCCCCTTTCGGGGTACGGCGCCCTTGCAAAATGTCTCCGGCGGTTGGAGAAACCCGAGCCGCGGTGGCGTCGAGGTGAGGGACAGTACCCTCATTTCTACGGCGTGCCGTACGAGTTCGTGGAGGAACCTTCCGATCCGGAGCATCTAGAGACGTCTCCGAGACGGTACGGTCTCGCACTGAAACGTACCTGGGTCCCCGCTATCTATCTTCAGCGGGGAAGGCCGTAATGGCCCGTTG